TCATTCCAGCACCTGCGCGCCGCCGCCGGATACAATCAGGGTCTGCCCCGACACCCAGGATGACATCGGTGAGGCAAAGAAAAGTACAGCCGAAGCAATATCCTCTGGCGTGCCAAGCCTGTTCAGCGGCGTCGAGGCCAGCATCTTGCGTTCCATTTCCTCAGTGAGCACCGAAGCCAGCGCCTCGGTCTTTACCGCGCCGGGGGCGACGGCATTCACGCGGACCGGGGCGACGTCGATCGCCATCTGGCGCGTCAGCGCGTTGACAGCCGCCTTTGAGGCGCTGTAGACGGTGACAATTCTCGCGGCAAATGATAATTCCATTCTCACGAACTGATAATTTTTTCGATGTGGATAACTCAATTTATTGTGATCCTGGGCAATTGTAAAATTTAACGGAGTTCACTTTTTTGTGGATATCTACGACAGCCTATCGAGTTTTACGGCGGTTGTCCATCCGCTTGGTTTAGAGATTGAATGCGTGACGGATTTTACCAGATAACTGCCGTTGAGATCTTGTGGCAAAAAGTCGGAGCAGGCAACTTTGGCACCGGATACCAGCGCTGGATTACCCGCTACCGTCAGATCTAGTTCAAGCTCGCCTTTGGACAATTTTGTCCTATAGCTTGCCGCAGCATTCTGCGCCTCCGCCGCGTTGGCGAAGCGTTTTCTTATGATATATGTAGGCTTGCCGTCACCGCTGCTGACACTCTCTTCAATGGCATCGTCCTTGTTCCACCACGAGGCTGTGACCGATTGGTATTTCTCACGCTCTTGTAGTGCCCAGCTGCCGCTTATAACATCCGTATATGATAAAGAAGACTTTGCTCTGACAGCCTTGCCATAGGGAGCTATGACAAAGGTTTTATCCTTAATCGTGAGCGACGCTCCAGCCTCTTTTGCCAGACGGCGTAGGAAGGCAATGTCGCTCTCCCGCGTCTGCGCCTGATACGTGTAGTGAGCATCAAGCATCACTTTTGCCTTACAACCATGCTTCGCGGATATTTTTGCAGTCAAATCCGCCAACGAAATATTTTCCCATTCTAAGTCTATTTTTTCTTTCGATGTTGAATCTCCCGTAAGATCAGCCGACTTCGCTGAGATAGTCATTGACGCAGGTCTGAACTGTCCGCTTACTTCATCGACAGTGAAAGCTCCAAAATATTTCATAGAGCTCTCCTTCCACCCTAACCAGAGCTTCAAGACTACCCCGCGTTTGGGAATTGAAAAGGCGGGGCAATTTGCCACCGTGATGTTGACCGTATCGCTTTCATCTTCTTCGGAGTCCGAGAATTCAAGCGAAGAGAGATATTGCCATACCTCGCGGGTACGATTCAAGCCGTCGACATCGATACGAAAGACTGGCGTATAGAGCTCTACCATAGCGAATGTTCCAGCGGCAGCGGCTCTATGTCTGGCAGTAAAATCACGACACCTGAAGCAAGCTCCTCCATGGCCGATATGCCGGGGTTGGCCTCAAGCACCTGTTCCACCGTGCGACCGTCGAGCGAGCCGTAGTGTTTCCAGCAGATGAGATCAAGGCGGTCATTCTCTTTTGTGAGGACGTTATTCATTTGAATACCTCTCCAGCTCCAACGTATATGACTGTTTCCTCGGCGTTCCCTGCTCAAAGAAACATGAGTTATCTTCTGAGATCGAAGCGACACACCACTTGCCGAGATTTTTGCCGTCGCCTGCAACCAATATCTGTGGCTCCATCTTCGCGGCAATCTCGCGGATCAATTCAACCTGATCAGCGCCCACATTGTTGTAAGTGGGAAAGACCGCTCCACTGATCGAGATGCTGCGGTGTTCCTTACCTACGGCCTGAAGCTGCGGAGTGTTGCCGAGGCGGTCGGCCTTTGACCAAGGGTATTCTGCCTTTATGGTCAGTTGGTCGTATGCGGCACTATCAACTGCGAATTGAAAACTACCCAAAGACAGGAGCATCTACAAACCTTCCCCTTTCTCGAACGCGCGCGCGCCGTTCAGCCTCCGCGATTTGACGGCAGACTTCCCGAGCAATCCCAGCGGCATCTGTAGCTGCGGGCGCGTTTATAGTGATATTATTTGTAATGGTTAATGGACTTCCAAAGAGTTCAGCTGGTTGGTTCATACCAAGATGTCGGCCTGTTTCTGTATATATAGATTTTGCTCTTTCTCGATTGCCCTCAAGTGGTATAACAGCCTCTTTTTTACCGCCTTCGGATATAGCCGCAACATGTGGTTTGCTAAAGATGCCTCCAAACACATGTCCAGGAATCGATAATTGCGGCGCACCTTTATTTGAGCCCTTTCCAGCAGGGACATTCATCATGTTGTGACCTATAGACAAAAGGTTTTTGAATGCCGTCCACTTCCCGATGATCCATTCAACCTTTTCATCTATCCATGTAAAGAACGGAGAGAAGAATCCCTTTAATGTATCGCCGATGGAGGACCATGTTGTCTTTATTCCATCCCAGAACTGCAATAACTTGCCTTTTAGGAAATCCCAGTTTTTCCATATTTTATATGCAATTAAACCAATAGCGACAAGGCCAAACACAATCGGGTGCGCCATGATAACGGAAAAGGCATTTGCTATGCCTAAGATAGCCATTCGTCCAACGATCATAATTGCTTTCATACCGTAGAACCCGGCAATAACGCTACCTATCATTTTCACCGTTTCAGGATTTTGTTGTGCCCAAGTACCAAATGCTACAACTATAGGGGCAACATTAGCGGCAACTTCGCCAATAATGGGCAAGAAGCCTTCTTTTAACGAGAAACTGGTAACCTCTAATGCTCCATTTAACTTCATAATTCCGGCCTCAGAGGTCTTGCACCAATCAGATATTCCCTTACCGACAATTCCATTAGACGTCACAGTAACATCTTTTACATTTTCTCTAAACGCGTCCAAATTTTTCATCAGAGGGACAAGAGCTCTTGCGCCCTCGTCACCGGCAAGCTTTTGGATAAAAGAGGCTTTCTTGTCTGCACTCATATGATCTGTTTTTTTCTTGATATGTTCAAGCGTTTTAACTAAATCTATTTGTCCGTCTTTTGTCCTTTTTATCGATATAAGCCCCTTTGAAGCACCAATCTGAAGCTGACGCATCATAGCGGAAAAACCTGTACCGGCCATACCGCTTTGAAGACCGGCGCTATTCAACTCTCCTATAGCAGCATAAGATTGTTCAAGGTTGACGTTGTATTGATTAACGGCAGTGGCGGCATACTTCATGCCTTCACCAAGCTGACTGAAATCCCGAATTTGATATTTATACTGTACTTTTGTCAATAAATCTCCAATTCTGGCAAATTTTTCAGCTTCGCTTCCTTTCAACCTGCTGCCAAGGTTGTTATAGTTTGTGGCTAGGACTTCGCCTACCTGTTCATGCATCCCTCCGGTAAGCTTTGCCACACTGGCGACCACGTGAGCGGCGTCTTTCGATAGCTGTGCTGTAAGCCCAGCAGAATTTAGTGCATATTGAATATTGAAGGCGTCGTTGAAGCCTGCCAGTCCACTTTGCGCTACATCCGCAGCAGCTTGCTTAGCTTCCTTCATAGCCTTTGTCTTATTCTTTTCATCTGTATTTATAACGGTTGAAAGTCGAAACTGAGCTTGCTCTGTTTCGACGGCTTTAGAAAAAGAACGGGAGACCATATATCCGATACCAGCAAGCCCCATAAGCTGCATCTTTAAATTGCCAAGTTCAGCCTTCCTTGCAGCTGCCATTTGCATACGAGAAATTGCTTTCTCCGTTCGTTGAGTCTCTATAGTTACTTTTTTCATTTCGCTGTCAATGACATTGAGATTAAACCCTAAGTTTTTTGCCTCCATGCCAACGGTATATGCGCTTTTTTCGAGCTGTACCAGCCTTCGTCCCAGCGTTACACTCTTGTACCCTGTGGCTTCAAACTTTACACCTGTCTTCTCTATCTCATGCTGAAGATCTAAATATTGCTGACCTACTTTTGTTTTAAGCCGCAGGCCCTCGCTTTTTTCTTGTAATTGTGATACGCTTTTTGTGGCAGTTCCTATGCTATTATTAAAGCTGGAAGCGAGGGAAGCTCCTATGATCAAACCTAGCGTAATATTGGACAAACTTGACACCGCCTCTCTTGATATTATTAATAAAATGGTAGTTGTCCTAGTATTTATAACTTTGACAGCTACTACTATTTATACAGAAAGCCTCACAATTGGCATGATATTCACGCTTGTTGCGATGATAGCTTTGGTAATTGTTGCGCCGATATTGGGAATCATTCTATACGGAGCTTATACAATATTTAAGCTGATAAAACTCTAACTTCTTATTAGAGGGCTGAGAAATCAGCCCTCTAATTTTACCCACACATTGCTTTTGTTATGTTTACTGTCTCGTCGTGCCACTCCAGCAGCTCTTCTATCTCCATCTCCATTAATTCAGAGAAGGAGAAGTGAAGTACATGTGCTATTTCGGCGCAGATTCGTCGGAGTTCTCCTTGCGAGGCTCCGGCGCAATAAAATTTCCGTACTGTTCCTGAAGCTTCGCGTAGTCCATCATGTCGAGCTGCCGAATATCGTCCGGTGAGACTTCGCAGAGATTGGCAAAGAGTTTTACTTCTTTCTCCGCATCTTCACCCTGTGACTTCTGAAGCAGGATCACGTCGGCCACCTTTGGCCGACGCATCTGAAGGACTTTTACTTCAGTGGCGTCGATGGTGATGGGATAGTTAAGTTCTATAGTTACTTTCGGCGTTGTTATCATGTATTGCCTTCCTTTCTGTTATTATGCGCCGATGTCGGCGCGCATGGCCGCGAGGTAGTCCGTTCCGTCAATGATCCTCTTCATATTGGGGACGTCGATTTCGTGCACGACCTCGCCATTGACGGTGAGTTTGTAATAAGTGAGGCTCATCGTAACCTTCATCTCCAGCTTTCCTGGCTTGCTGTGTTTCGGCTGCTCGATCTCGCGGATCATCCCGTTGTAGTTGACCACTACTGGGACTGTCGAACCGTCTCCATTAGCCAGACTGCCGCGCAGAGTCGCCTGTACCGTGTTGTTGTGACCGATGCCGAACTGCTTCAGTACCGCGGCCTCATAGTCCATGATCGTGAAAGTCGTTTCGAGTTTCTCTAGGCCACAATCGAGCTCTACCGGAGCATCATAGCCGCCAGGCTGAAACTCCTCCGTTTTGATCGTCAGCTTCGGCAGTTCGCACTCACCGATCTTCCCGGCATAGCCCTGGCCATCAAGAAAAAAGTTGTATCCCTGAAGGACACGCGGCGTAGTTATTGCTTTTTCAGGCATTTTTATCCCTCCTATGAGAATATTTCTTCAATATAGTCGTCGACGATATGCGATCTGAAGACCAGATGCTCCGCCGGATAGACCGGTGTAAAGTCGTAATCCCAATAAACGATCCCCTGCATGATCTGATCCGCGCTGTTAATTTCCCTGTCCACCCAGCATGAGCCACCAAGGATCGCGCCGACCTTCTGCAAATGACGCAAATACATATCTACGCTGTCGCGGACGTCCTCCATATATGTACGCGTGATGCCGCGATCAACGGCCCAGAGATGAGCGGCAAGCAACGATTCGGCTACCATATCCGCGGTACGGCGTACGCAGAGATATGCAAACTTTGTGTCCGTGGCCGGAGTACGGTTACCCCAGAGCCTGTATCCGTCCTGATGAATGATTGTCGCTACGTTGTTTTCGTTGAGGTGGTTTGCAACGCAGTTACTGTCACCCATGACGAAGTCTATAGGCCGCGCTGTGCCGGTGATTCCCAATATTTCCTGATTTGACGGCGACCACCAAAAGCCTCGCTCGTTATCGCTCTTTGAGATAAGCCCGGCTACGCGGGCGCTTGCGGGCTGGACGACATCTGCCGAAGCAGCCATATCCCATACCGTCACCCAGGGATCTACGACAAAAACACGTGCGCTGCCAAAATTCTCAGCATACGAAATTGCCGCCTCGTTTGTGGTGTTCGGCCCGTCCAAAATACAGACGGCCTTCAGGCGTTCCGCGACAGATACAAGTTCCGTGGCTACAGCCTGCTGGTGGCTGAAGCCCGGCGCGATGAGAATGCGCGGGCGTGCTTTGACGACGCTGTTTGCGTCGAGGAAACACTGAATACCTTCATTACGACCAGTTTTTGCGTTGACTCCACCGATCACGTTGGAAATAGCTGCCGCCTCTGCCGTCGCCTCACCACCTGCTACTCCTTCGGCGACACGAATCACAACCACCATAGCGCCGCACTGATCGAAAATCCCGTCAATTGCTGTGGGCAGCGTGCCGCTGGTACCAAGTTTTGCCGCCTCCGTGCGACGCCCGGTGATTAGCACTGGCGTATTGAGCGGGAACTTATCCTCGTTGGCCTCAGGCGCGGTGCCGATAAGACCGATTACCGAGGATTTTACCGTGCTTATCGGCCGGATCCCATCGGATATCTCAATATGCTCAATTCCGTGTACAAACTGTTCTGCCATTGTTGTCACTCTCCTTTAGAATAGTTCTTGTTATTACTAATTAATACATCAATATGAAAGAAGCAGTAATATAGTAGATGTCCAGAATAAGTATTTATTTTCATTTTTTATATTTCCTCCGTTATCATTATTTAAAATTATTAGATTTACTATCGGATAGCCAAGATCCCTTATAGTAGGGGGCCTGGAACACGTCTTTTTCCAGCAGCCGCTTCCGGAAATACAGCCGTGCCGCGACCATCGCGTGCGTGAAGCCGCACTGTGACTTTCTGGCAAAGAACGCTTTGGGTCCGTCCTGTTCGTAGGGGATGGCCGAGCATGATGGGCATTGCTGGCCGTAGAGACAGGTTTTGCATTCGTCGGGCCAAAGTTCGTACTGTTTGGCTACCTCGTCGCAAAATGCCTGATTGGTTATTTTTATCCCTTTTTTGTCTACATAGCCTATTGGTATCGGGTAGGGCATGGTGCAGAAGCGGTTACAGCCGTAGACCTTGCCATCGAAGCCGATACAGCGCATGTGTGTGCAGGTGCCACAGTGATTGTGTTCTTTGGGGCCGCTCTCAGCTTTGTAGTACCTCATGTCCAACTGGCTGTTGTTTATCTGAAAGACGTGTACTTTGTCCTCTAGGCCGTTGTCAAAAAGGTAGTCCACGACGCGGAACATCTGTTCGGCGATTGTCGGCGCGTCTTCAAGCGTCCACTGTTCCTCGAATACGACGTTGGCGGCGATATCGGTAAAGCCGAACTGGATGAGGTTTATGAGTCCTGCCGCGTACTGCCGTATGGTTTCGTGGGTGTAGGTGGCTTTGACGCCCATACATTTAGGGCAGAGATGCTCTCTGGCCCAGTTCCAGCCGGCGACGGCGCGGTCGTAGGAGCCTCTGCCCTCCGCGTCGATGCGACAGGCGTCGTGTATCTCTTTGGTGCCGTCGATACTGAAACCGAGGCTTGGCCGCCATTTGAGCAGGAAATCCTGTATTTTTTTGTCTTCGGCTATGAGCGTGCCGTTGGTCGTCGTACCGACAGTCAGAGTCCCTTTACAGCCGAGTTTTGTATGCAGCTCTTTTGTGTAGGTGCAGAGCGCGTCAAGCATTTCAGGGTATAGAAGGGATTCACCCCCGATGAACTCAAGGACGACGTCACGTTCTGTTCCCGCAAGTCCCGCCTCTTTGTAGCGCCCGGCGATGAATTTCTTTATCGTCTCTTCATCGTTTTGTCCGCGCCCTTTGCATTCGTAGCAGTAGGTACAGGCTAGATTGCAGTTGAGGTTTGTAAGGATTTGGATTGATACGGGCAGTTTAGTAGAAAATGTCGGGGTCTTCATTCAGGTATCCCTCCGGGTCAGCTTTTACATGTTCCACGTATTTCTGGATGTGATGCTCGCGGTTAAAGATGTCCGCAAGCTCCGCTACGCTCTTTGTGTGGCTGAGAAGCGGCGCTAAGATATTGCGCTCCTGCTCTGTCAGTTCGATTCTGGAAAGCAGGAAGATGAGTACGCGCGTGATGTCGGCTATTCTGTCGTATGAGTCACCGCCCACTTCCATTACTCTTTTCTGCATGTAGAATTTGAGTTTGTTGAGCGGTATTGCCGCGTCGGGCAGGCGCAGGAAGGCGTCGGCGTCGATGTTGTACTGATAGGCAAAGGCGTTTTTGTATAGGTCGCCTATTGTCTTTTCCGTGGTGAACAACAGGGGTTTGTAGTTTACGTCCGGGTCTTTGATAAGTTCCGGCGTCTCCTGTATCTTGAAGCGGGCTTTTTGGTTTATCGGCAGACAGCCGCCGTAGTACATCAATGAACAGAATACGTATTTGCCGACGATGCTCTGTTCAAAGTATTCGGCAGTGAAGATGTCCAGGTAATACGGCGAGTCTATTACCGATATGCCCTCCACGACTTCCACGGTAGATGGTTTCAGTGTGTGCGTGGGGTCGATTAGGACCGTATTGTTTTGTATCCCGTTTTTGGTGGCAATATCGCCTACCATATTCAGCGCACTTATGCTGCTAAGAAAAGCGTCTTGTACCATAGTCTATTATCTCCTTGCTCAGTTTTTCAAATTCGTGAAAGTATTTGTGTTTGGTTCGTTTGCCACAATACCCGTCGCATATAGGTACGCGGCATTTCTTTTTTACTGGCGCTTCCGTCAATTCTGTAAAGACATCTGTGTTCTGCGGACAAAATTCTCGTGCATAAGGAATGAGCAGTCTGATTTTTAAGTTGCTGTCTCTTATTCTCTCAAATTGTTCTCGCCAGAAGGAGATGTCTTCTTCGCCCCATGTTTCTTCACGAAAATCATGTGATACTTCGACTACCGCGTCGGGAAAGATTCGCTGTAAGTCTAAAGCCTCTTTTATGAAGGGCTGACGGTTACAGCATACTAAACGGAAGGAATAGCTTTCCAGAGCTCTTATGTGTCGTGCCAGAGCTTCATTGACGGATTTGTAGCCGTAAGGACGCATGGAGAGGACGGCGTGCATGTTCAGGCGGTTGAAGGCTTTCACGATATCCTCTGTAAGCAGTGTGCCGTTCGTGAAGGTGGTGAGCCATGCACCGTGTTGTACCACCCTTATATCGTTGGCGATTTCAAAGAGCCTGTCAGGATATAGGAGCGGTTCCCCTCCTGTGAAGAGGTAACTTGTATACGGGTGGTTTTTTATCCAGTTATTCAGTCGTGATGCCGCTGCCCGGCTGAGCACGCCGCTGTCCGACAGTGTTATGTCACACCACGGACAGCGTAGATTGCACTCGTATGTCAGGTAGATGTTTAAGAAAGACTGTGACAACATCGTCATCCACGAGAACTAGTTTTGCCACACGTACCGCCACAATCGCCAGTGCAGCTCACAACACAGCCGCTTTTACAGGTTGCAGTACAACCTATACAGCCACCCGTGCATGTATCAGAACAGCTGCCAGTGCAAGTCCCGGTACAACCAGTACAGCTGCCGCTACATGTCCCGGTACAGCCAGTACAGCCACCCGTACAGGTGTTAGTGCAGGAGCCGCTACATGTCCCTGTACAGCTCGAACAGCCTCCAGTACAGGCGTTCAGACAGCCGCCCGTACAGCCATTCAGACAGCCTCCGGTGCAGCCCGACGAGCAGGTCCACGAACAGCCGTTTGCGCAGCGGTAATAATCAGGAGCTTGACCGTTCAAAGTTTCCGCGTCGATGTTAGCGGTCTTAGCTTCAAGATCTGCCTGTAGTATCGATATCGTTTCTCGAATATCAACCTCACCGAATTCAAGATTTGTAATCATATCGTGGAGCAGCTTCCCGCCGCGCGCCGAAAGGGCGATACTGTTATCTTCCTCCGTGAGGCTGTCCGTCAGCTGCGGCATCGGGCCAGTCTCACCTTTGATATTACAGATATATACCCACCTTGCAACTACCGCCGCTCCTGCTACCGTACATCTATAAACGTTCCACGTACTTGAGTTGAGATACATATCGCCAGCCACGGCATCCGCAACTCCGGATGAGGCAAAAACTCCCTCAGCTGTAGATTCGCCAGTTATTCCGGTTCCCGTATACCATCTGCCCCCGTCAGCACCAGCGGGGCCAGTGTCACCTTTCTGCCCATCGCTTCCTTTTGGAATTGTAAAATTTAGGACGGCAGCGGAGGAAGTACCTACATTAGAAACTACGGCCTCCGTCCCTGCGGCTCCCGTAGCAACCACACCTATTGTGATGGTCGCAGCGATCCCGTCCGCGCCTGCAGGGCCCATATTCCCAGTCTCTCCTTTTAAGCGGCCAATATCTATCCATGTGTTGACAGTTGGCCCCCATGCGTAGAGGTTGTCACCAACTTTGTAGCAGTCACCTGCTATTCCTGTTGGGTGTGCTGCGGCAAGCGCATCTAAAGTATCATAGTAACCGGAAATGATAATCCGCATCGCTGATGTATTTTCAACAATTCCGCCGTCTGTCATTTCAACTGTTTCTGGCATATTTTCACCTGCTTTCTTATGCTTCCACAGGCCAACAGACAGCATAAATCTTCGACAAGGTATTTTGAGCCTCTATTTTTGCACAGAGGCCCTTTTTTATGCCGAGGATCTCCGCAATAGCTGTGTCGTCGGCTTTGACATGTGTCTGTATTTTTTCAGCGTATTCCATCACATTCGTCTCTTTTTCTGCGATATGGTTCATGCGTTCGACAAGACTCACAATCCATTCCGCCTCAATACTTTCTATTCCGTTAAGGATGTCCGCGGCACCTTTGCGCTGTATATCAAAGGTTGATTTTTCGCCCTCAAGATAATGGGCCTGTATTGCCAGTATTTTTTCCTCTGCTGTAGTATTGATCTCTGCTTTCTTTTTTTCACGTGCCTCAGCAAGGGTGATTTCCGTTGCGATGTTGCCGCGTGCGTCGATCTCCGCCTTGCCGCACCAGTCGTCAATGTGTACCGATTTATCGTACTTTGTGTCCCCCGTTGCCAGATACAGGGCAGCTAGATCACCGAACGACTCCAACCTTCCATCTGCCAGCTGAACAATGTATATATGGGAGGTATCGAAATATTTCTCTTTTTCCTCTGGAGAAAGAGAATCTATCCATTCTATTCTTGCCTGTTTGTCTTTCATTTTTTACGCTCCTATCTATATAGCCGGTATGAAATAGACGAAGATGGACCAATTGCTGGTAACTTGAAAGCTGTCGCCCTTTTTCAGCGGGAATAGGTATGTATCGTGTTCATGTTTAGAACAAAAGTCTACGTTGAGCTGCGCCGCGCCATTGATGTATATTTGCCCATAGGCGACAGCTGCATGGAGAAAACCGTTGCTTGGGGCTGTATAAGTCGTGGAAAGTGCACGTGAGGATCTCTGCGCGTAGGCAGGTACCATACCGCCGTTTCCAGCGGAACCGGCAATCACATGGCCATATTTATTTACCTGTACCTGCTGGTATGTACCAGCTGTAACGCCTGAAACAGGGTGCCTCTCTATGGGCATAAGGCCGGATGTAAGGTTCTGAGCGTTGAGGTCCTCGCTGACGGTCATCACATGGCCGTATTCGTCCACAATGACATTGCCCTTTTTATTGGTAGTCCCAGACGGCACTGCGTGGTGCTTAATTGGCACCTTGCCACTCACGAGCGGAGCCACCCCATTTTCCGCGCCGCGATCATCCGCTGCCATGGCTCCTATGTTGCGGCGGGAGGATTCTGCGCTGCGCACATCAGAGAGACTGTTTTCAATTTGAAGGTATCGGGTGTCGTGGTCGTGCTCAATAGGAGCGGCGCTGATATTTTGTCTGGCCTTTGCCTTGTCGGCAACGTCCGCGAGATTATTTGCTTTTTTGAGCGCATCGGAGAGTTTTTCGCTGCCAACTTGCTCCTGTACTATCATCAAATCCGCGAGGAGTTCCTCTGCCATTTTTTTAAGGTACTGGGTGCGGTTTGCCAGTGATTTGAGAGAGATGTTTACCGGACCTCCCACTCCTCCTCCAACCGGCTCCCCTATTTCGATCTGTTTTACATTTTCGTCAAAGACGGGAGTTTCTGCGATATATGCCATCCATACCCCTCCTTAAAACTGTATCTGCCAAAAGCCGGTAATGGCGTCCATCGCCGTTTTTTCAAACGGCGCGCTGCGTACAAGGCGCGAGAAGAGGGTGCCGTCGGCGCAGAAAAGTCCGTATTCGAATATGGTCATGCCTACAGCCGTGTCAATATCAATGTTGAAATGGAACTGAACGACACGCGGATCGTCATAAGTCGCAGTGCCGGTTATAGGGGCGAGCCCCGTGCCGACACGTACTTCGGCGATATCCACCAGCAGCGGGTCTGTAATTCCGATATCTGCTATCTCAGGCGCTACAGAACTTGTGCCTAGTCCGATTTTCGTTACGTGCATTCCCGTCTGTCCGGCAAGCAGTTTGGCAAGGTTATTGCGGCCTTGAGTTACGATTAAATTATCCGCGTGTTCCTCAAGTACCTTGCCGTTTCTTATTATCTTGATGCAGAGCTGTCCTTTGGCGCTTATTTTTTCGTTGTTCTTTACCGGTTCCATTTTTTAATCCTCCTATAATATCCACTGTATAGTATGGCTGCAGCGCTCGGCTGGCTCTGCAATCTCGCGCATTACAGTAATTGGAACTTCGTGGAGCTCCTCATTCATTACGGCCTCTGTGCCGTATGTATTCGTGCCGTCGTAGTTAAGGTCCTCGTCACCGTAGCGGATCTGAGCCCAAACAGTTTCCGAAAAAATGTTACATATTGTCGGAAGCAGAGCTTCGGCCCGACCATATATCCCGTAATGCGGTGCAAACTCATTTTCAGGGTTGTCATAGGCATATTTGCCGTTATAAACCATCTCCGGCCACGGGTAGTCGTCGAAAAGAATAAAATTCTGATTCATGAGCGCTCTTTCATGCGGATCTAGTTCTTCCGGATCAATATGAAAACGACTTATCATTTCCAACAAGCGGCTGCGTGCCGGTTTATATTCATGGATACAGCGCTGAGCTGTGCGTGCCAGCGTTTCATTCATCGGATAGAGACTTATTTTAAAGGTATGCGGGATCGTCCCTGCATCAAACCATTCTGTAATATCGACATTACTGAACCCCAGTGTTTCCAAACTGCGGCGAATGGCGTAGCGCGTACCCTTTTTACGATGCCATTCCCAGGCATTGGCGACAAGATCCCGCTTTGCACTTTCAGGGAGGGAATCATCCCAGAAATCGACGTGGAATGCCCATGCAAGGAAAGGGAGAAAATGTTCTTGGATGTGATATGGATCAAGCAACAGTTTGATGTCTTCCGGCAGAATGTTATCTCCAAAACTGGCAGCAAGGGACAGCGCACGTTCTTCTTTTGTGGAATTCGATGGTAAGAGGCTATTCTGCTTCTGCGACATTGTTTGTCACCTCGACGTGCGCGCAACGGGCAAACTGCTGCTCCGTCACGATGATGTCCGTTTCAGGAGATGTAAGTGTGACGCTTTTCACTCCCTCCACGTGAGCCGCTGCAAGAAGCGCCGTACGGACAACGTCCTTACCGATTTTACGCAAACTCGCAGCCTTTGCAGTGAGTCCCGCTACCGCCGCCGTATAGGCTTCGGAGGTGGCAACTCCGGGATATAACTCAATGTGTGCTTGGATTGTGTAGTCGATCGCTTCCGCGCTTTGAATTGTGAGGAAATCATCCAATGGCCGAATGTCCTCAGCTGAAAGGATGGCGTTAACCCGGTTTATCATCGCTTCGTCAGCCACGCCATCATTATCTGAGGACATCAGGCTTATGAGAATACAGCCCGGAGCCGTGTCCACAACTTTTACGTCTTCGATACGTTCATCCGCTGTGAGCGCCCAGTATCTATAGGCGTCATAGGGCCCGGCCACACTGTATCGTTCCATAGCAAGCGGCGCGCGCATTCTTAATGCTTCGTCACTTTCGACGTCGCTTCCTCCGGTGGAGGTGGCTGTCTGAATTATATCCACAATGAACGGCAGCGGCGTTATAGCCTGCCATGTCAGGCTGAGTGCATTACCGTTGTTCCCTACAGGTGTTATTAGCTCAAAACGTCCGTCGGTTGTTGTTTCTCCTGCTGCTATCGTGACATCTGCCATAAGCTGTGCCTGGTATTCGTTATTGGAAGATACCACTGTAAACCCGGCAGGCACCGTAACCGGAAGGTCAAGTACGGCAGAAAGTACAAATGTTGCCGGAAATGTGGCCTGAGCTCCGGGAAGACGGCTGACCCCTCCATTGGCTACGATATTGTCGAGGTTTGTCCCCGTGCTGTAGGCGATCATGCAGGCCCTTACAGCCTCGTTGATTCGTTGGCGCAGGAGCATTTCACGATATGCGGCGACCTCCAGCACTTTGTTGGCAGGATCTGATTCAAGATCCGAGGCAGTCCAGTCCGGCAGAAGCTCCGCGAGCTTTACACGCATAGCGGTAAGTATGGTTTCGTAGTCAAGTTCTTCAACTATTTGTGGTGCCGGTAGTTTGTTTATATCTATCATACTTGCCTCACTCCTTTGTGGCTGTGATCGCCGTCGTCACCGTTTTGCCCGTCCCGCATATGGTGTAGTCCAGTGATATTTCTACGTAGCCTGCGCCTACCGTCATAAGAGCTACTTTATCAAGCCGAATACGGGGCTCCCACCGGTCTAATGCCTCAGCGCAGGCGGCGTATACCCTTAGTTTCCACGCCTTGTTCATCGGCGCATCAATAAGCTCTGGGATGCGGCTGCCGTAGTCCGGGCGCATGACCCGCGTCCCGATGGGCGTGGTGAGGATGTCGGCGATGCTCTGGTTCAGGTGTACATTTGCTTCAAGTACCGGCAGGCGGCCCGTGTTAAGGGTGCGGCTTATTCCAGTCTGCATCGTCAATGTCCTCCATTTCGTAACTCCGGCGAATGTACTTGTCTCCGACTTTTTTGCCCATGATCGCGCCAATGATCCACGGCAGCGCGCCCCAGTATTCCGTCGGCAGCGGCACGGGGCTTATTTGAATGCCGCAGGCTGATTCCATGATCGGGTAGATGATGTTGTTCAGAATCATGGAGATGACTCCGACCCAGATAAGGCAGGGGATTCCCGCGCGCTCGAAGGCGCTGTCTTTGGCGAACTTTTTCATCTAATCCGCCTCGACATCGGGGCTTCCGGAAACGTGGTTTCCGGTCTTGCCGCAGCTCATGCACTGTGTCGTATGTCCGATAGTTGTGAGCGGCAGGTCATTGATCTCAACATCCTTGCAACCTTCCACACTCTCAAAGGTTCCTCCGTGCGGGCAGTTGCAGGGCCCCTGATGGTTCAGACAGTGTGCCGAAAGGTCGTTTATCTCAACGTCAGGGCTGCCTGTTGCGTTCGTACCTGCTCTGCCGTGCGGGCAGCAGTCCGCGCCGATATCGCAGGTTCCAACGGTTCCGTCGGTTACTCTGGTTGCCGCGGCCATCTTCTAGCTCCTCGGATTAATGCGGACCTTGCCGCCACTTGATTTCAGGATGATATCTCCGTTCGCCATCTTGATGTAGCTGCCGAATGAATCTTTGATCTGTACGATATGCTCGCTGCGATCAACCTCAATGCGGCTGCCGTCTTTGAACTCCCTGATGTAAATCCCTTCCTTCGCGCCGGAAGGCAGAGGCTTGCTGTTCGACATGATGCCTACCAAAACAATCCCTTCGCTGCCATCACCGTAGGGCGAGAGAAATACCGCCTGCTCGCCGAGGTCGGGATGCCAGAACTCTTTGTCGTCTCCGCAGCGGCCCATTAGCCAGGGGCTAAGTGGCGAGACTCTTGTTCCAAAGCTGACGCGGCAGAGGCCCTTTTCGGGCTGGACTTCGGAGATCACGCCCAGCTGGATTAAGTTTGCGAAGCGGCGCTCCTGTTCTCCGGCGTCCATTAGAAGTCCACCTTTAAAGCGCCAGAGCGAGTATCGTCAATACCCCTCCGATGATCCCTACTGTCTGAGTCCTCTGTTTCTCCCTCTTCAGATCCTTTCGTAGTTGGCTTATCGTCTCCTGCGAAAGTTGGCGTTCCTTTTGAACTTCCTCCCGAAACTGCTTGACCGAAGTTATAAACTCCAGAGTCTCTTGTCGCTCCATCATTAATGATTCCTGCAATGCCTCGTTCTCCGCGCGCAGCGCCCGGATTTCTTGTAGCAGATCCTTTGCCGCCTGCGGGGTGAGTACCACGTTCCCGTCCTTCTCCCAGATTTCCGTATCTGTCTCGGCCGCGAATCCGGGCAAGCTCATTACGAAGACCGTCAACAACGCCAGCAGTATCGAGAGCGCGAACACTTTCAGCAGCACCGCGCCTGGCCTGGAGAATCTTTGCGTCGTTGTTTTTTCTTGTATTCTCAAATGTCGCTACCCTCGCTTCTACCTTTTTATCCGCTGACTTGACCGCGGCCTGCTGTCTTTCGAGTCTGCCGATCGCCGCCGTGGTCTTGTCCTCGCGGAAGTATTCATGCCAGATATAGGCTACTGTTAGTAACGCTATAAGGCAGACTATAGTGATATCGCTCTTTGAAATATTCTCAAACATTGATAATCTCCTCCGGTGAATTGGGATCGCGCGGTTTGTCCGCTGGGAATATCTCCTTCGCCAGAACGCCTACGGTGCGTATCTCAGGCAGCTGCCATTCTCTATCTTCGCCGTCGCCGCTTATGTAATATCGCACCTTGAATCCCCATACATCGGTTGTCAGATAAGGGCCTTCCAGTGCAGTCTCACTGCTCATCTCAATGATCTTCGCCGGAAGTGCACCTCGTATCTGGAGGAATGGATTCTGAGCAAAGTCGGCCATCATAGCACTGTAGTCATAGCGGATCTTATCCGAGAAAAACGTCACGGAAAGCTCTGCCTCTACAGAGCCGTATATCACGCCGTTGCTCTGTTCTTGCACGCACATGTCGAACTTCCGGAATTCGATGGTCGTCACGAAGGTCTCCGGTTCATCTCTCTTGGACGGGGCCGTCTCCGGAACGGTACAAACGATACGGGCCTCCAGCGCCTCGATGAGCAGCTCTTCCACGCGCGGGATCATTTAAGCGCACCTTCGAGTACCATCTTGGCTACAAGGCCCAGCACGCTCGCTGCGAGCCCCCAAAGCGCCGTCTTGATGTCTTTCATCGACCCCTGAAGGTGTTTTACATCAGCCTCCAGCGTCGCCAACTTTACCATCACGGGAGCGAGGTCGGGGCTTCCGCCTCCGGCGTTGAGCGCGCCGACGATCTTGCGCAGCGTGTCATTCATGTTGTCGAGCTTTTCTTCAAAATTTATATTTTCCATCATGCCCCTTGTCCTCAGACCCTTCAAAAGGTGTTTAAATCGATTTGAAAGAGGCCTAACTTGTATTTGAAGACCTCCTGTCTCATTTAGCTGTTCGCTGCGCCTTTTGCGGCATTTTCAGCGGCGTCGAGGTCGAGGCTGTAAAGCGCTTCCGCATAGTTGTTTTTCTTCCATCCCTTTGCCGCTTCGACGCCGCGCTCGGCTGCCATTTTCTTAAGCTCTTCCAGCGAGTGCGAAAGGTATTCGCCGATCCTCTTGTCGTCGCGGATGGCCGCTTCGGCCTCTTCCGGCGTCAGCACCTGCGTTTCCAGCACTTCCAGCGCCTGATCGTGCTTCTCGGCAACGATAGGCCTGTATCGTTCCATAAGCTTCAGCACCTTATCGACATAGAGTTGGTTGACGTACTCCGTGCCGATCTTGCGCGGGTTGCCGCTGTGGTAAGCGGCGATAATGCCAGCGTAGCCGTGCCGCTTATAAAACTGGTTGGTAAGGTGTGCCAGATACTTGATGCCCCATTCCAAATTTACCAGCGGTACCGAGAGCTGCGGCAGCCATAGGTCAAAACCGAGGCGGCGCGCCGTTGCGCCCTGTATCTGCATCAGCCCCCAGCGCATCTTCTGGCAGACGCTTTCGGTATCAAGGCTGCACTGTCTCGGCTTGGCTGACTGCATCGACGTCTGTGCAAGCGATTCGTAGGAACAGGCGTATGCGTCGCCGCCGCTTTCGGCGGCGATAAGCGCCACCACCAGCTCCGGCGGGAGAAGAGACTGTTCCGCATTATATATAATCAGACCTAAAAGATAAGGATCGTTAGAGATTTCTTCGATATTGGTGGTATCTGCTACGTATAGCATGTAATTCCTCCTGACTTGTTAGATGACGATTACTCCGACGCTACCGTTTGTGCGGCTTATCGCCCGTAGGCTGTTGTATCCCCGATCTTCCCAGTGTTTGATAAGCCGGATAAGCTCATCTGATTCATAGAAGCGGTAATCGCCGGTCTCTTGGATGCGCCTTGGAAGCTTAGCCGCCTCGCTGAGATAGAAAGTGTTTATAACCGGCAGCGCGTAGGCGATGGCGAAACACCCAGCCGCATCCTTCGCGCGGGCAAGATCCGGTCCTGCTGTCGGCAGCGTACCGATCTGCGCCTCCACCTTCAGGCAGGCCGCTTCAATATGAGGCGCAAGCAGGCCGTCGCCTATGGTTTCCGGGATGTTCCCTAGCGCGCGCACAAAGGCGGCGTCGATCAGCCTATCCAAAACGCCTTGACCTTCCGGCTGCGCTGCGCAAGGTAGTCCAGTCCGGCAGCATTCGCGCGTACTTCTCCAAATATCCCGTCGCATTCCCCTTTTTCGACGTTCTTGATCTCGATAAGTTCTTTTTCAAGGAGATAGGATACGCCCCTCTTGAATGCCGCGGGCTCTTCGCAGATGTCCCTGCGGCATTCTTCGAGCTGTACAAAAGAGGGATAGGCGCTGGAGAGCCGGGAAAGGATCTTTGTCGCAAGTTTTTCCATGTTGGGTTTATCCTCCTATTTCATCAGCAGCGCCTAATTTTTTACGCCCCTGTGGACTCGCCGTTGCTTGCCGGTACCGCGTATCCAATGACCGCCGCGTCGTCTACGGCTACCTGGAAGTCGAAGGCCGAATCGTAGGTATAATCTATAACTCGCTTTGTCCCTTTCAACTCGCGATATTTTTCGACCGTGGTATTGACACCGTAAACAAGGTTCGCAAGCGGCGTGAAGATCACCGTCTGTGGCGGCATGTCGGGGACGACTTCGATCTTATATCCGAGGAACTCCTTGACCTGTCCTGAGATAAGGATGCCGACCGCGCCGTTTAGATTGCCTACCTGGTAACAGTAGTCTTCGTAGTCGGAGGAGTTCATCAGCAGACGGCATTTGTCGGACTTGTATATCGCCGGCATCTCCGTGATCAGGGAGTTGAGGAACGCCGTCCAGTTGACGGCTCCGCTGGTAATGTAGTCGGAAATATCGACCTTGTGGCTGTCGGTCGCATCCTTCATGAGCTGCGGCCATCCCTTGTTGAGGCGCTCAAATACGCCCTTAGTCGCGTCGCCGTCGGTATAGTCGTCATTTTCCCCTACGAAAGCCAGCTTGGTAATGTCGCGAGAGTAAACTTCAGCAAGATAGGCGGCGGCCTCGTTTTCGAGGTTTGGCTTGTCTTTGTTGTCGCGCAGGTAATCAAAGGTCAGGTACGAATAGAGCTGCGCCGCCTTCATGTCAAGCTCTTTACCTACGTTGCTGAATGACGTGTGCTTGCTGGGCTCCGTGCCCTGCGGGACGCGCTGAAGCACGCCCGTTATGAACTCGCGGACATTGACATCCTTCTTAAGCTTGGACGACCTGTCAACCGTCACCAGAGAAAGAATCGGACTCTTGCTGACTATGAGGTTTATCCATTTATTGCTCTGCTCGGCGCGCAGGGTGCCGCCAATGTTGACCATTTCAGGCGTCAGCGCGCCGTCGGCTTTAGCGATCTCGACCGCTATTTCGCGTAACGTTTTTGCCATTAGAAAAGTTCCTCCTTACACCAGATCTGAATAGTCTTCAGTAACGGCGCTGCCCTTGTCCGTCGCCCTGGACTGTTTACCGATGGTGCTCTTTTCAAGTTCTTCGACACGCTTCTTCAGATCGTCGTTCTCTTTTTTTAGATCGCCGACACCCTCAAGCTGCTTCGCCAGTTCCGCGATGTCTTCGGGCGTGATGTCGTCCTTTTTAACATCGTCAGGTTTTTTATCGGGCTCTTTCTCACCTTTAAAGATTTTTGTCAGCATCTCTTCCAGTTTCGTCAAAATATCGCCTCCGTCATCCTTCTTTATTTTTACGGCGCGCCCAGCCATGGAGATTCCGGCGAGCTCGCCCTTTTTAACCTGTTCCCAAAGTTCGTCCGATTCAACCTTTATGCCGACCGCCCACGATCCGGCTGGCTCTTTCTTAAAAAGACTGTCCACGCCCTTCGTGATCCAGCTCTCAGCTACGTATGCGTCGCGGGCGTCAAAGTCATGCTTGACGTCAATGTTGCTTGTAAAGCATTCCCGCATAAAGCCATATGCCGCCTTCTTTATTTCGTCCGCCTTGGCAAAGTCTCCCTGGGTATCAACTTGATCCGGAGAGTAGACAATACCGTAGACCATATGCTGTTCTTCGCTCTTCTTGAGGCTCTTCAAGTCTGCCTCAAGAGGCTCGCCGTCCTTAGTCTCGGCACTCTTCCAAATAATCCTTTTCTTATTCGCGCCCCTGGGCACCAAAGACAGGAAAGTTACCCGAATGTCCTTCAATTCCGTTGGCATTTTGTTCCTCCTCTCATGTTACGTGCATATTGTCATGCAATAATTTATCTTAGTAAATATATATCTATATGATTAATTAACTTTTTATATAGATATATATTTAATTTATAAAAGTATAATCTTACTCTATTGATGGAGGTGAGGATATGGCAGAAACACCAGAGAAGGCGCGTGCGCAGGGCTTCGTGAGCGCGATCGCCCATCCGCAGTTTGAACCGATATTGAAGGCGCGTGACAGCCATCCAGCAGAGGGCGGCGCTTTTACGGGCATAGTTTACCCGCCGATCCCGGCGCAGCAGATCCTTGAGCTGACATACAGCAATGCCTTTCATACGCAGTGTATCGCGCTCAAGGCGGAGATGTCGGTCGGGCTCGATTATGAGGCTCCAAAGGAAGTTGAAAATTTCCTTGAAGCAATATCAGGAGAGGACAATTTTCTTGACATCCTCCAGCGTGTCGCCTGGGACTGGGAGTGTCTCGGCAATGGAGCGCTGGAGATCGCACGCGATGCCAAGGGCAATATCGGCGAGGTCTATCACGTTCACGGCCACACGCTCTATGTACGGGCTTCCGGCAACGAGCTTCAGGGATACACGCAGGACGCCGATGTCCCGGTAGAGTTCGACGTCTTCAGCGCGCGTGGTGAGCGCAACGAGATCCTGCATTTCAAACGTTACACTCCTTTTTCAACCTGGTACGGGCTGCCAGAGTGGGTAGCGGCGCTAGAAGCGCTGAGATTGGATCAGCAGAAGAAGATCTTCTACAGTTCTTTCTTCAGTAACTTCGCCGTGCCTGCACTAGCCGTTGTACTGGAAGGAGCGGAGTTCGACGCCGAGGTAGAGAAGAAGCTTCAGCACAGTTTTGAGAGCATGAAGGGGATGGACAATTCTTTCCGCACGCTGCTGCTTTCCGTGCCTTTTGATAACGCGCAGATAAAGTTCGAGAAGCTGATGGCCGATTTCAAGGACATGCCTTTCGACAAGCTGACGCAGGCGACGCGGGAGGAGATCCTCGCCGCACACGGCACGCCGCCGCGGCTGGTAGGGATTGTCACAGCTGGCAGTCTTGGCGGCGAAAGCGAGGCGGATGCGCAGCTACGCAACTTCGTGGAGTGCAAGATAAAGCCGCGTATGAAATACCTTGAGCGCCGTGTGCATCTGCTTTTACGTGACGCAGGACTGCCGGAGGAATTTGAGCTGAAGGGAATCTGTCCGAAGGTAATTCAGCCGGAAGGGCAAGTGCAGGAAGAAAGCACAAACGCCGCAGTGCTTGCAAAGATCTTTAATGAGAGGGGCTCGCTCTGATGGCGGACGGCCTCGATATGGCACGGATTGCGCTGAAGGTCGGCCAGCGGCTGCGGGCTATCGTCGTTAAAGAGACCGTTCCTGTCGGCAAGGGCTCAAAGAGCTGGCGCAAGACTACTAAGCGAGGACGGACTGTATCCGGCGGCGTCGATAAACAGGGCGGAGAACTGCGGCGGTCTATCACCTGCACACGCTTTGCCGGAGGAGCGATTGTCGGTACCAATAAAGTCTATGCCCGCGCCGTGCATGAGGGGCGTAAGGGTATGATTATCCGCCCCAGGCGCAAGAAGGCGCTCGCTTGGAACGGCGGCAATTCTGTTGTCCGCAAGGTATTTCAGCCAGCGCGGGATGGAACGCCATTCTTTCGGAAGGCGATTAACCTCTTTCAAGACGGCATAGACAACGAAGTGCTAAGCCTCGGCGTCGAGGAAGGTGCGGCAGCGGAGCTGAAGCGCGCGCTTGAAAGTAAGGGGCTTAAAGTAGAAAAAGCGTGATTTATTCTCGCTTGCTGATAATTTAGGAGGGGTATAAATGGCGGATAACAAAGATTTAGAACACGCCTTGACGTTTGTATTTGGTTCAGAGGGTGGTTATTCCGACGACCCAGTCGATCGCGGAGGCAAGACGATGATGGGGATCACAGAAAGCACGCTTATTCGCGCTTATCGGAAGGGAATTGTGAGACATAAGGATATAAAGAGACTCTCACGTGCGGAGGCCGCAGCTATCTATGAAGCTCTATACTGGCGGCCCTCATGCGCTGATGAAATGCCATGGCCACTCTGCGCCATCCATTTCGACGCCGCTGTCAACCATGGCGTTGGAGGTTCGGTGCGGTTGTTACAAAAGACACTCAATTTGTACCGCTCTCCGGATTTGTCGGTCGATGGGGCCATAGGACCGAAAACAAAACGTGTGCTGTATTCTGTGCTGGGTGATTTAGGAATGGCTGGGAAATTCAATGTAGTAGCGTTGAAATGTTTTTGCAGACAGTATCTTTCCTTTAGGGCAAAGTATTTTCAGGCGATAGTTGCGAATGATCCGTCGCAGAAGAGGTTTATTAACGGCTGGATGAATAGGGTCAGAAAGAATGAACAACTTGTTGATAGGTGGCAAGGATAACGACAAAGGGGCGCATCGCGCCCCTTCCTTATATAATTTAGTATGATTATTTATTCTTTTTTATAACTTTACCGGGGTGCCAAGTCATTAGCTTATTTAGATAGTTATTTACTTCAAGCGTGATATCTACCTCAGGAAAGTAGCGCATTTTTATCTTTGAGTTTTCAGTGTCATAATTATCATAATTCCCCATCTTTTCAGTAAATAATTCATAGTCCCAAGGCATACCGGAATATAATTCTCGCATTGCCCAATCTCTTCCTGCTTCATTTTGTACTTTTTTATTGAGCCAGGTCCCCATGTCTATTTCTGGCTTAGAAGTCTTTGATTTAGATGTCTGTTCTTCCTGCACAACAACAGATATTGCTGTGTCATCCATGTCCTTTGTGGTGGGGACTGGTTCTGATGATGTAAACTTGACGATAAAGATTACAAGAGCAAGCAACACTATACTACAACATAGGAAACGCCATGAATAAACTCGAAATTTGTACTGAGAATTGGTCAAGGTGTAGCCACAATGCGGGCAAATATGTTCTTTGATACTGAAAGGCTTCTTACATTCAGGACATTGTGCTTTCATAATAAGGACCTCCATCTCATATTTTATTACACCCCGTGCTCTGGCGGGGATATAACCAGCATTACTTTGCCACATATCCTAACATAGTCACCCTGTCGCAGCTCATCGTGAGAAAGGTGCAAGCGGTCTCCAGCAGACGACACTAAATCTATGCCATCTCCGCGCACATAGACCTTCTTAATAGAGGCTTTTTCATCAATGGCAACCATCACAACAGTTCCCGTCGTCCACTCTTCGGCAGGATTTACAATAACGAGGCTACCTTCCTTTATCCCGTAGCCTTCCATACTACGACCTTGCGTATAGACAGCAAATGGCGTAGCTCCATCCACCAACGAACCTACATCGCGGCGATTTACGGCGATTGCCTCATTTATATCGTAATCCTGTGGATAAATGGTGATCCCGTTTCCACAGCAGGCAGTTATTGATGATACTGGCACATAAACAGTACTCTTTGAGCAGAAAATACCATTCTCAAGCTTTGCAATAGAGCTATTTATTAAGGCATCTGTACTTACTACAGCTTCAGATACCTCATCCATAAACATTTTTCCGCTCCCGGATATAAGCCATGAAGGGCTGACATTAATTGAATCAGCAATTTTCTTGATAAAGGCAAAAGAAGGTTCTTGTTTGCCAGCTTCAATATTGCCAAGGTAAGAACGACTAATTCCGGCCTTTTCGGCAAATTTCTGTTGGCTATATCCTAAAGATTCTCTTAATGCCTTAAATCTATCTGCAATTATTGTCATAATACAAAGCAACCCTTCTTGACTCTGTCCTAATATGTTGCTAAAATATTCGTGTCACAATTTGTGTCATTAAGGAGATGATACCAGATGTCCCAAGTGGAGGCAATACGCAGAACAATAAAAGCGCGGCTAATCGAAAAAGGATTTTCGCTTCGCTCCTGGGAGCATTCAGAGGGATATAGCGACGGTTTCGCCAGAAAAACAATCAGCCGCTTTGCCGGAAGTTCTAAGCGCCCTAGTCCCAGCAGCAAGACCCTCGAAGTAATAGAAAAGCTTGAAACCGTAACCGGTATAAAAATCTGTGGATAGGAAAGGAGTTGTACCATGAATCAGATGCTTGAAATGGAGATCAAAAAACGTACTTATCATAATTACCTCACCGACGACCCCGCGACGCAGAGTTTTATTCAATATTTGCGTAAAGAGGGTAAGAGCGATGAGCAGATCAAGAAGATATTCCTCTCTCTGATTCCCCTCTAGGCTCCCTCCCAAGCCGAAACGCCCCGCAGCACACCGGGGCGTCTACAGGTAAGACCTGTACTGATGAGGCTTAAAAGAAAGGAGACCGGCGCATGTGGCTAACCGTCGCACAGCTCGCACAAAACCTGAATAAAACCGAACGCGCTGTGCGTAAAGCCATCTCTGCCGGAAAGTACACTACAGCGCGTTATGATGAAAAACCTTCGCGCGGTGGCACCTCCGGCAAAGCCTGGGAAATATCGGCATATGACCCAGCGATCCCTGAATCGGTACGCAGGCAGCTAGGTATAGAAGAAAGAGCATTGAGACTTAAAAAGCAAAGGGAGGCGGAGCAATTGACGATAAAACCGGAAGACATAGGCGACGAAATGAAACAGCGGCTGCGCGTTGTGCGACTTGCCCAGTCGAAGCCTGAAGGAACGCGTACCGCAGATTGGTATGCGTCAATATCCCGTCATGAAAACGTCTCTGTCCCCACGATATACCGCTGGCTTCGCGACGCGGATCGAGGCAAGGTCGTATCCGATCGCGCCCCCGTTCCCGTTGCGTTGGAAGCTTCTGGTGAACACCTCCAGGTCTCAGTCAAGTCCCGCAGCTTCGCGCCGCAGGCGATGGAATACGGCATCGCGTTGCTGATGCAGAATCAATTCCTCGACACAAAAACGGCCTACATGGAGCTGACTGTCGAAGCTGAGAAGCAGGGCTGGGAGATAGGATCTTTACAGTCCTTTTATCGCGCCGTTGCCTCTCTGCCGGAGATCGCGCGCATTTACACACAGCGTGGCAAACGCGGCGTCGAGGCAATAACAAAGCCGCCCATATACCGCGACATCAACGCATACAGCGTTTATGAAGAGCTTGTCGGCGACCAGCACATCTTCGACTATATCGTGCTGGATGCGGACGGCGAACCGATACGCCCGGAAATGTTTGTCTGGGGCGATACGCGCAGCCGTTACCTTACAGGCGTCTGGCCCGTCATGGGCCACTACGACAAATACGCAGTCGGCCTCGCGCTGCGCGAAGCCTGCAAATGGGGCATACCGCACCAGCTGCACACCGACTGGGGCAAGCCAGAATGTTCAAAATACATCCAGCAGGTACGTCGTCAGCTCACAGGCCTTACCGCCTTCAAAGACGGAGACAGTTGGATGGGCGAGCCGCTCCGGCAATACAAGAGCAAACCGCGCAACGCCCAGGCCAAGCCGATAGAAAGCTGGTTCTATCACGCATTTGAAAATCCCCTAATGCAGATGGGTCTTCCCGGATACGCGCGCCGCAGCTTCAATGAGAAAGAGAACGAATACATTCAGGCCAACCTCAGAGAGGATATCAAGAAGAAAAACCTTCTTACGGCGAAAGAGTTTTTCGACATCGTCCTGCAAAAGACTCGTGAATGGAACACCCATGTCATGACAGATAAATCTGTTCCCGAAGAGGTATTCCTTAACGGCATCGAGGCGGCGAACCTTTACCACTTTGACGATCAATCGCTCGACTTCATGTTCCTGCCGGTCGAGAAACGCAAGGTAACTAAAAGCCTGGTCGGCATCAACATCGCCGGAATCGTGCGGAAATGGCACTCGCCCAAGCTTGCGCTCATGAACGGCAAAACGGTCGAGGTGCGCTATAACCCATACGATATAGAGCGAGCCTATATCCTCGACATCAACACCCACGAACTTATAGACATTGCAACATCATGGGGCAAGGTAGATCCGCACGACCAGGAGGCCTTTGTGAAGAAGATCCGCATCCAAAACGCGCTGCTGAAAGACATCTGCAACATCGGCGGCCAGCTCGCCCAGCGCGTCAAGACGAACATCCACCGCATCACCCCATACGCGCAGGCAGCGGCGGAGGCAGTCAAACTTGACGCGGCACGCGAAGAGCTTGTCATACGCTCCGAAGACGTCGACGCGAAGATTATCAATATTGGCAACAATCTGCTTCAGCAGTTTAAGAAAGAAGTAAAAGTCGGTTAAAGGAGGAATGAAAATGTCAGGAGAAAAATTATCCGCTCTGCAAACACTCGTTGCGGAAAGACAGCTCAGCAATTCGACAGTAGCCCGTATTACAGGAAAATCAGCCTCTACCGTATCGCAGGTACTTAACGGCAAATACCAGGGCCGGGCTGAGGTGCTTGACGAAATGTTCGCGGCGCTGGAGGCGTTTGAGGAATCCAGCGAAAAAATCCAGCAGCTTGACGGTACGGTGGCCTGGCTCACAGACGGCGAAAAGCTCATCAACGGCATCCTGAATCTCACATATCAGACAAACGGTTTCGCCGCCGTAGTCGGGCCGTCAGGCATCGGCAAGACCTATACCTCAAAGCTCTTCACGGAGGCGCACCCCGACACGGCCTATATCCGCTGCGCCGACGGCATGTGCCAGGGTGATGTCGTCAACATGCTGCTGGAGATCGTCGGCCTGCCTACCTACGGCACCAAAACTCAGCGCATGAGACGCGCGATCGCCGCCATGCGCGACAGCGGCGTCAAGATGATCTTAGTCGACGAAGCAGATCTGCTTGTCACAGATGGCAGTAAGCCCGCGATCCTGCGTAAGATATCCGTCTTTCGCGAGATCAAAGAGGCCGGCATAGGAGTCGCCATGATTGGTCTTGAATCATTCGACAACGCGCTGCGCCTTGTCGGTGAGACCTATGTAACAAGCCGTCTCGACTACTTTCGGCGCGTGAAGGACACGGCGACGGAAGAGCTCGCCTATTTTATCTCCAAACTCGGCATCGATCCGGAGACGCCGGAGGCAAGGCACGCAATCTCGCTTGCCCCTAAGCGCGGCAGTCTTCGCCTCATCACCAAGTTTGCGCAAACAGCGAACCTTATCGGCCTGCGCGAGGCATTGGCCGTAATATTCAACGCTACAGGGCATATCAAGGAGGTATGAGCTTGGAGATAATTCAATCTTTTTCGCTCAGCAAATTGATAATGGCAATAGTCACTCTATTAGCCACATCAACAATTGCAGGCGCTATTGGTTTCGGATTAATCAGGGGAGCAATAATGGCTGGATGGAAGCCAGGCAGAACAAACGTAGTTCTCGTAAATAACGATAGAGAGCAACCTGATATCACTCGCATTACCTATACCGGCGGTGTCGATCCCTTTACGATTGAGGTTTCACCGAACAAAACAGTATCAAAGACAGGCAACTAAAAGGAGGAGAGATTAAGATGAAAAAACTGGTCAGACGCTATCTCAACAAGCTGCTGGGAATCAAGAAATCGCCGAAGAAAGACCTCTTCTGGCCGCAGGTGATCAAATCGGCCTGTAACGCGGACAGGGCATCGGCAAAGCTTAGGAACAGTATCATCATCAACCCCGGAGGATCATTATCCATCTATAACGCGAAAGGAGAGTGCATAACATGGCGAGGGTAAAACCGCAGAACCTCCAGCCCATCCGCACCGCCGAAGAGGCAAACGACGCGCTGCGCGAACTGGGAGAACTAAAAAGGATCACGGTCGACATCGAAAACCGCATGAACGACGACATCGCCCTCATTAAACAGGGAGCAGCTCAGGAAGCAGCGCCGCATAATTCCCGCCGCAGCGCGCTGGAGAACGGCCTTCTGGCATACGCGGAAGCGCAGAAGGAAGTCATCTTCAAAGACAGACGCAGCCTCAAGCTCGATTACGGAGAACTGGGCTATCGCCGGTCGGCGGAACTGGCTCCCCGAAAGGGCGCAACCTGGAAGAGCATCCTCGGCAAGCTGAAGGAGCTGGCTTTCAAAGAGGCTATCCGTACCAAGGAGGAGCCCGACAAGGAGATCATGAGTCAATGGCCGGACGAACGCCTAGAACTGGTGGACTGCGAGCGTAAGCAGAAGGATACATTCTGGTTCGAGCTCGACGAAGAGAAGCTGGCAATGCTGCCGTAGGTGAGTGGCATGAAACTGTCTACTAAAGGAGCCCAGACGTTATGGAATCGACTATAACTTGTAAAACTAAAGCAAGACCTGAAGGCTGGGAGATGGGGCCTTTTTCAATACGTTTCCACTACTTCAGGAACGGAATCAGTCTTTGCGGCAGATATCACTCAGGAGCTACGGTTCTACGATATGAAGATCCCCGCATAGACCTCTGTTGTCGCGAATGCGCTAAAAGGAAGCTTCGTGAGCCTTAATGCGAAACAGGGCTTCGGCCCTGTCACCGAAAAGCGGCGTTTTCGGTCTGATGAGCAGCCAAAGGAGTGACGATAATGAAGACAGCACCAAAGAATATCACGGTCACACAGAAAAAGATTATCTGGAGCATCGCCCGCAAGTCGCTACGCCTTGACGATTCAACGCTCTACGCCTGCATCATGGAGATGTTCGGCGCAGAACGTATGAGCGCCCTTACCGCCGCGCAGGCGGATCTGCTCATCAAGGAGCTGCGCCGGAAAGAATGCGGCCTCGGTGATCGCCTGACTGCCCTTCAGTACAGAGGCATCACGCGCCGCGCTAAAGACCTTGGCTGGAGCTTGAAAGGGCTGCACCAGTTCATAAAAAATGAAACGGGTATGGACGAACTCTCATGGCTTACAGTAGAACAAGCCAGGTTTGTCATCACAGGCATGGAGAAAATAAGGAAGTGGCGGGAAACGCATCCCAAAGAGGAGATCATAGATGGCGTACAGTGAGAACGTAAAAAAAGAGGCCAAGCGCCTTTACCTCTCAGGCTACAGCGCAAGCGAGGTCGCCGATCGCCTAGGTGTCAATCCGGACACCATCTTCCGATGGCGGGCACGCTACAAATGGGACGAAGAGACGACCGACGACTCCGTAGCCGGGATAAAAAAACAGATAGCAGCGATCACAGCCTCCGAGGAAGATTTGACGGAGGCTCAAACTCGTAAGATAGAAAAACTCACAAAAGCGGTGGACAAGCTGGAACGTTCCTCGGAGCGTGAAGGCAAAAAGGCCAGAGGCCGCAAACGCAAGAAAGAGGCCCCCGACGCGCTGCGTGCCGAGGTGATCGGCGATATCCGTTCCCGTGCCTACGATACGCTCTATAAATACCAGCGCGATTGGATAGAGGACGACAGCCGCTTCCGTCTGCTGCTTAAGAGCCGTCAGACCGGCTTTTCGTTCACAACCGGTCTTGAAGTCATGCTTGGCGCGTTATCACGTGATGAGAATCAGATAGTCGTCTCCGCTTCGCAGGATCAGTCGGATATCGTGCGCCGTTACTGTACTCTCTGGGCGGATAAATATGAGGTGGAATATCTCGAAGACGGCAACTCACTCATCATGCCGGGTGGCAAACGCTGCATCTTCCTGCCGTGTAACCCGCGCACCGTGCAGGGCTATACGGGCGATTTGTATCTGGACGAATTTGCCTGGCACATGAAGAACCGCCTCATGTGGAGCACCGTCATCCCGATCGCGACGCAGGGCAAAAAGCGTGTCACCGTGATCAGTACGCCATATACCGAGACGGATATGTTCGGTGAACTGGTGACGAATCCGGACAAATATAGCCGCTTCAGCCGCCACACGGTGACGATCCACGACGCGATCAAGGACGGGCTGCCTGTGGATATCGATGATATACAGAGCTTGCTTGACGATATATCATTCGCTCAGGCCTATGAGTGTAAATTTTTCTCCGATGTCCTTTCGCTTCTTTCATCAGATGAAGTGCGTGCAGCCTTCGACGACGGCTGTCTGCATTATGTTCCGGGCTGGGTCAACGGCGGCGTTGACATCGGAAGATACAAAGACCTGACAGCGCTTATTCTCGCGGAGCAGTATCTTGAAAGCGACGAAAAGCTTGTGGCCGTCCGCCATATGGACACACTAAATAACATGGCGTTTGAGCCACAAAAGAGCCATATAGCGTCTGTGATTGAGAGCTGGAAGATAAAGCGCATGGCGATCGACGCCACAGGGATCGGTGCGAACCTCGCCGAAGATATGCAAAAGCTCTATCCGGGCAAGGTCATCCCGACAACCTTCACCCGCGAAAAGAAGGAGTCCTGGGCGTTAGGCGTGAAGAAACTTTTTGAATCCGGCAAGATCCGCATCCCGAATGACCGCGACCTCGTAATGCAGCTTCAGAGTATAAAGCGTAAGCCCACTGAGCGCGGTTTTACATACGACGCCGACCGCAACGAACAGGTCAAGCACGCCGACCTTTTCTGGGCCTTGGCTCTCGCCGTGCAGGACTTCGCGGGACGGCGGCGCGTCATGACGTCCGGCAATATAAAAATTCTGCGTTAGGAGATGAAAAGATGATATGCCCGAACTGTGGTTCCAAGCTGTCAGTCGCATGGACAAACGATCTGCTGGATGTCATAGAGCGGAATCGTCGCTGCCCGAATTGCGGAAAGTATTATAAGAGTGTAGAGGTTTTGAAAAGGAGCATAGATCGCGATGAAGCGTCTGCAAAAAAGCGCGGCATTGAATCTGCAAGGCACAATTAACACGCTGAAGACGGCGCTCTCCAAGGCGTGGGACAGGCAAGCCCGCGCCTTTTTGCTTGATCTGCTTACAGAGGCGGAGCTTATCGGAGCCGAAGGTCTACCATCTGAAGGAGAGCTCGCGCGCATTCACGAGAAAGCCGAAAACTACCTTGGCGCTGGCTTGGCGGAAGCAGCCCGGCAGCCCGTGATATCGGCGCAGTCCGCCGCCTACCAGATTGGTAAGCGTGCAGTCGGTACTGACTTCAGCTTCACCCGCAAGGATATCAACGCGCTCGACATTCTGCGCGACGATATGCTCTTCTGGGTCGGCAAGAGCTACGACCGTCAGTTCTCCGGCTGGATGCAGGACAGGGTCAAGGAATATTTTACTGAAGGCCTTTCCCGCGTGCAGCTGACGGAGCGGATCGCGGAGCAGATGGAGGTCATCGATCCAAACGTGAAGGATTATATCGCGCTGCTGGCCGATCACAACACGACCAGAGTCGCGGAGATGGGGCACGTCAGCGGTTATGAGGATGCCGGTATCGAATACGCCGAGATCGTTGCCGTCATGGATAACCGTACAAGTCCCATCTGCCGCCATCTAAACGGCAGGATCATCCCCGTGTCGGCCATGTCCGCGCAGCGCGATCGGCTGCTTGCCGCCTCAAAGAGCCGTAGCATTGCAGCCGCGAAAAAGGCGCAGCCGATGATGTCCGCCACCAGCGGCATCGGTCTTGACGTGCTCAACACCACGCCGACGGGGCAGATCATTGAGCAGGGCATCGGATTCCCGCCATATCATTTCCGGTGCAGGACTACCACCGTCGCGCACTTTGAGCCTGCCGAGTACCACGAACGGGTCAAGGAATGGGCGATAAACGGAGATGTACCACGCAATAAAGTCTCTGAGCTTGTCGGCTACGCAAAGAACGCTCACTGGGGTACGCATAATCAAATATGGGATAAGAGAAACGGCGGGGATGGCAAACCACATCCGACAGCTTTCGTACATTATATGAAACACCGCGGCCAGTTCAAACATATCAAGATCGAATCGCAGTTGGAGTATAATCAGCGTGCGATGGAGCTGATTCGGGGCGGAAAGCGCGATCTGTATCTGGCGATCCGCAATAAAGAACATCCATATCCTGTCCTGATGGCCTATGATCCTCAGACAGAAGAGTTCGTGGCCGTCAACATAAAAGGACAAAACATAGCGACGTATTATCATGTCGGTACACATGCCTGGGAAGCTAAAAAGAATGGGCATGAGATTTTTATAGCATTGCCAAAGGAGGTACAGAAATGGATTCCGTTCATAAATATCTAAGCGAAGAGATGGATTCCTACGGACTCAAGACGATCGATGAGCTTACAACACTTATTTATGAGGGGGCCGGATTCGACTGGATTCGCGATAAAAACAATGATTGGGACTATCTGGATAACCATTACATGGAATTAGAAGTGCGCTCGGCTCTCGAATTTATCCGCCCGGAGTTGCCTTTGATGGCGCTAGCCACCCTAGATAAATGGGACGTCCTCTACAGGGAATGGATAGCCAAAGGGATATTCTATGAGCGTTATGCCGCCATTGGCGGATGGCGTTTCACCTGGGAAAGGGAACGCGAATATACCGCAGAATTGCTTGGTCATCCCATCCCCAAATCCCATTGGTGGTACTGGCCTTCGTAA